CGTAACCTGCAAAACTTGTGGTTTGTGTCAACAAGCGGATCGCCAGTTTGTGATAGCTTTCCCTGCACATGGCAATGCTAAAAAGACAGTTAATGCGATTGTCGGTTAGTGTTAGTCAGGGGCCACAAGTGTGGCCCCTTTATTAATCTAGTTCAACTGTACCAGTCTAGTTCAGCTGTGACAGTTCATAAAGTGGCACAGTTCATAATACTTAAGGTTAAGGTTAAGATAAGGTTAAGACTTTAGGTTAAGATCGGGTTAAGGTTAGGTTAAGACTTTAGGTTAAGGTTAGGTTAAAGTCTTATGAGACCGATCAGAATACGTATCAGTATCAGTAGCTGATCATGATACGTATCAGTAGCTGATCAGAATACGTATCAGTCTCAGACACCGATCAGAATACGTATCAGTATCAGTAGCTGATCCGAAAGATTATCGGGTGAACCACTTGACACAATCGCGCCGAGCTATTAGATTAGAGTCATGCCAGCAACTTCGTCTGGCGCTGCCGTAGTTATCATGGCCCAATTTTCAGATCTGCTGCTGGCCGCCAAAGCCACCACTAGGCTATCCCATGAGGGTGATCAATTTAAGGCTCTACAAATAGCGAGCGACCTTACTGAGATTTTCTTTGCCGGCTCTGCCAACATTGGTTCAGATAATCCGTCAATCTGGGCAATCTGCCATAAGGCTTCATATGGGAACATTAAGTTGGGGCTTCACTCAGCACAGGCATTAGCAGCTACCGTTGAAGCAATGCTCAGCATTCGCATCCTTGGCCGTGGGCCGGTTTCCCGCATAAGTAGAAAGGCATTAATCGGATCGGCCAAAGCCTGGGGCCATCACCCGGCCAAGGCTATTGGCAAAGCCTCCACTAAAAGGCTAGGTTACTGGGCAGGGGGGATCCGGACCATCCCATGAAGCCCATCCGGCCTATCAGCAATCTTAATATAAGGATTGCTGATAGGCCAGCCGGGACAGTTAAGCGGGCCTTATGGCCCGCCCCCCGGGCCCCCCTATATAAAAACTTTGGGTCCCTCCAAGCTATAAAACTTTAAAATTGCGATGTATATAAGAACTTCATAAAAAAAATTTTCCCAAAAAAAATCAGAATATATGTAAAAAAATTCATGAGACAACCAAACTATAACTCCATTCAAAATTTCTTTTTAAATCGTTATTTGGAAGCGTCTTATATTTCCATTACACTTTTTGAAATTATAAAACTTTTAGCCACAAAAAAATTCCCCAGGTAAAACCAGGGGAAATCCTTTTTTATAAAACTTTTAGCCACAAAAAAATTCCCCAGGTAAAACCAGGGGAAATCCTTTTTTATAAAAAATTATGCTCCTGGTTTAGGAATTCCTGGATCGTTATATTGATCATAATTATCCTTCTTTTTACGTTCAGGATTTATAAGAAAGCCCTTTCTTCTCAACTCACCACGTTTTGTGAAAAAGGGTGTCTTGGGAACTTTGATTGTTTGATACATTGTTTCCATAATACTCTCTCTCCATTCTTCACTCATACTTGCCATAATTGCTACCGCTGCTTCTTGGGTATCAGCATATCCTTCATCAAGTAAGTGTGAAAGAATTACTTCATAAATCTCATACTCATCAGCCAAGCCAAGCTTTGGTCCTTTCAACTTACTCAGAGCAGCATCTCTTTCTCCTGATACATTTGTATCTTTTGCAAGGTTACGAATCTTTCCCTGAGTTGTGGCAAGCTTTCCTGCGGCCTGATGAGCTGTTGGATTGATTTCAAAGCTAGCCCCCTCATAAACATTCTGATAAGCTGCCGTCAAAAAGTTAAGTTCTTCTGGAGTCATTTAACGTATTCGTTCTTCTCATATTTAGATAACTTGACATCTCTAAATAACCATGTTAAAATTCACTTGTAATCTTTGAATAATTATGACAAAAGGATTTACTGTAAAAGCAACTGAACCGACAAAAGCCTCGGATGAGTTTGATCTAGAACAAGCCAAAGAAATAGTAAAGGGAAAATCTATAGTTTTCTGTATGCCGGGTAGAGGATGTTCATATACCTTTCTCAAAAATTTCGTACAACTTTGTTTTGATCTGGTTCAGGTCGGAGCAAGTATTCAAATCTCACAAGACTATTCATCCATGGTAAATTTTGCCAGATGTAAGTGTCTTGGTGCAAATGTACTTCGTGGTCCAAAACAAGTTCCTTGGGACGGAAAGCTTCCTTATGATTATCAACTCTGGATTGATAATGACATCGTGTTTAATACCGAAGCATTCTTCCGTCTGGTTACGATGAATAAGGATATCGCCGCTGGTTGGTATGCAACTGAAGATGGTCATACTACTTCAGTCGCACATTGGCTATCAGAAGAAGAGTTTAAAAAGAATCGTGGTGTGATGAATCATGAAACTGTAGAATCTATGTCAAAAAGAAAGAAACCTTTCACTGTAGACTATACCGGTTTTGGTTGGGTTTTGATCAAAAAAGGTGTCTTTGAATCTTTGACCTATCCCTGGTTTGCTCCTCAGATGCAAGTATTTGATTCTGGAGAGGTTCAAGATATGTGTGGCGAAGATGTATCCTTCTGTTTGGATGCAAAGAAGGAAGGATTTGAAATCTGGTGTAATCCTCTGATTCGTGTAGGTCATGAAAAGACGAGAATTATCTGATACCGATCTTCTTGATCTGACAAAAAAGTTCTCCATTCATATTAGTGAAGAGCTTTATAAGGATCAACTTTCTTATGAGGAAGTGGCCAATGTTCTGATGGACTTGGCCGAAGAGTTTTATGAGAATGGAGAACCAGATCCAAAAAATATAGATGTAAAAGTATTAGTGGAGAACGATTATGGCGAAGAAGTCTGAGACGAGGAGTAAAATTGATTCTAGGCCGAAAAATACTCGGCAGGGTGATGGTAGAAATACTAAATATAGTGCAAGTTCTCGTAATTTGCCAAGAAAGCCATCCCGAGGACAAGGATGATACCAACAGACGATTTAACTTGGTTAGATTGTCATCAAAAAGATCTCTGGATCTTTGATAAATTAATTCTCTCACGGGTGTTAGAATACCGATGTGGTCCTGCCGGACTACCGGTTTCTTCACCCGATTTTTATTGTGTTCGTCCAGCAATTAATATGCTTGGCATGAGTAGACATGCAAGATTTGAATATCTTCACGATAGTACTGAACATATTCATCCTTCAGAATTCTGGTGTGAGATCTTTCGTGGAAGGCATTTAAGCATAGACTATGAGAATAAGAAACCAATACTCACTGCAGAAGGAATCAGACACTCTTCAGATCCCTTATACAAATGGACAAAATGGGTAAAAGTTTCTGATACAATACCCTTTCCTTCAATTCTTCAGAATCTTTATGGAAGTTATTCAAAGATTAACTGTGAGTTTATAGATGGAAAGCTAATTGAAGTTCACTTACGTCATAATCCTGATTTTCAGTATCAGAATACAGAAGCAATTCCAGTTTGGCACGATAACATTGCATCAGTTTCCGGTGAATATAGATATATTGAATCTTCAGATTATTATAGAAAAGGTTTTTTAATAAAGTAACGGAGGTCTTATGAGTTTTTATAAAGTTGATAGGGATGAGTCTTATATGATGAGTATGTGGGGCACAAATCGTCTCATCACAGACTATGGGGCTATTCCGCCCCTTTCACATGAAAATACGACCGCGAAAGCCTCCGCTACTCTGGACAAAAAGCACTTGAGGCAAGAAAAAATCCACCAGAAAATAAGGAACGACGTGGACTACGATGATTGGGAATATGGCACTGAACCAATCTTTGGAAAATCTCTATAAATAACTTGAAAGACAGAATTTTTTAGATGCCAGTTGCGGTTTCTAGAGCCTTTAAAGACATTAGTTTATCTTTCAAGAGGCATCCAATCACTAATGACATTGTTCTTCTTCGCAATGAAGCTGCGATTAAGAATGCTGTCATCAATTTGGTTAGAACTGTGAACGGTGAGAGATTTTTTAATTTTAGAATTGGAACTGGATTAGAAGGATCACTTTTTGAACTTCAAATTCCCGAAGTTAAATTCAATTTAGAAAATCAAATTACATCTCTTTTAGTAAATTTTGAACCCAGAATTTTTTTAAGATCTGTATCAGTAAGATTTCCAGAAGATTCTAATGATTTGGAAGTAAATGTCGTTTATGATATTGTTGGAATTTCAGTACCTACACAAGATATAAGCTTTATATTACAACCAACAAGAGTATAATGGCATTCACTCAATTTACGAATCTTGATTTTGATCAAATTCGTCAGTCAATCAAAGACTATCTACGATCTAATAATAATTTTACAGATTTTGATTTTGAAGGATCAAATCTGTCAATTTTAATTGATACTTTAGCTTATAATACTTATGTGGTATCATATAATCAAAACGCAGTTGCAAATGAAGCATTTCTGGATAGTGCAGTACTCCGAGAAAATGTAATTTCTCATGCCAGAAAAATTGGTTATGTTCCACAATCTGCAAAATCATCCAGAGCGATTGTAAATATCTTTGTTCCTCTTCCAATTTCCGGAATTAGCAGTTCAACTCCAACAGTTACACTCAAAGCAGGTCTAGTTGCTGTTGGAAGTGCCAGTGATCTTAACTATACATTCTGCATTCCTCAAGATGTTACTGTTCCAGTGTCAAATGGATATGCAGAATTTGATGAATTAGTCGTTTATGAAGGAACTTATGCTACAAAAAACTTTTTGGTGGACAATTCTCAGGCAGATCAGAGATATATTCTTCCAAATGCAAAAATTGATGTCTCCACATTGGTTGTAAAGGTCAGTCCAACTGAAAATGACACCGTTTTACAAGAATATACTAAAATTGATAACATTGTTGGGCTTACAACAACCGCAAATAAGTACTTAATTCAAGAAGTTTCCGGTGAAAAGTATGAAATTGTGTTTGGGGATGGTATAATTGGCAAAAAACTTCAAAATAATAACTATATTCGCACCAGTTACATCATTACAAATGGAAAATCAGCAAATGGAGTGAAAAATTTATCATTTATAGGAATACTTTTAGACAATTCAAGCAATTTTATCAATCCATCTACAGTAACAATTAATACTTTAGACTCTTCCAACAATGGAGCTGACATTGAAAGCATCAAATCCATTAAAAACTTTGCTCCAAGACTCTATTCTTCTCAATTTAGAGCAGTTTCTGCAAATGACTATGAGGCAATCATTCCCTATATCTATCCAAATGCAGCATCTGTATCGGCATATGGTGGTGAAGAGTTATCTCCTCCACAATATGGAAAGGTTTATATCGTAATTAAGCCAAAGAGTGGAGAAGTTCTATCTCTTTATACTAAGAAGGAGATTTTGAATAATCTTAAGAAGTATAGTATTTCTGGAATTGTTCCTGAAATCATTGATATGAAGTATTTGTATGTTGAATTAGATTCTACAATCTATTATAATCCAAATTTTGTTACAGATATTGATAATTTACAATCTGACATTATTAATTCACTGACAACTTATTCTGAAGAAACTGAAACAAATCAGTTTGGTGGAAGAGTCAAATATAGTAAGGTTGTAAGCTTGATTGATAACGTGAATGTATCAATTACCTCAAACATTACGAAAATAAAAATCCGAAGAAATTTAAATGCATTAATTGCGAAAAATGCTCAATATGAACTTTGTTTTGGAAATAAATTCCATCCAAAGGAAAATGGATATTCCATTAAATCTACTGGGTTTAAGATTTCCACAAATCAAAATATTTTATATCTGAGTGATATGCCAAATTCTGATAAAAAATCTGGCAAAATATTCTTCTTCTATTTAGATTTAATTGGAACTCCTGTAGTTGTAAATCCAAGTGCAGGAATTGTAAATTATGAAACTGGAGAGATTTTTATAAGTGCCGTAAATATTGTTTCTACAGTAAAATCAGATAATGTTATTGAAATTGAAGCAATACCAGAATCTAACGATGTTATCGCTTTAAAAGACTTATACATAAATTTAAATATTGGTTCAAGTAAGTTCACGCTCATTAAAGATATTATGTCATCTGGAGATAATGTAGCTGGAACCAGATTTACAACCACTTCAAGCTTCCTTAATGGGTCATATACAAGATGATTGATAAAGATCTTCAAAGAGTAAAAATTAGTCAAGTTATTGGAACTCAGTTACCGAACTTTGTTTCTGAAGAAAATCCTTATTTTGCTGAATTTTTAAAGCAATATTATATTTCTCAAGAATATTTGGGAGGCCCAACAGATCTTGCAGAAAATATTGATCAATATGTAAATTTTGACAATTTTTTAGAAAATACTCTATTAGATGGAGATTCTACATTATCTACAAACATTGAATACTATGATGATGAAATTGAAGTTTCATCTACAGTTTCTTGGCCCGATAGTTATGGTCTTCTAAAAATTGATAACGAGATTATTACTTACACTAGCAAAGATTCTACTAAGTTTTATGGGTGTATTCGTGGATTTAGTGGAGTTGAAAATTTACATCAAATTAATAATGAAGAACATTTAGTATTTTCTTCTTCAAATGCAGATTCTCATTCTCTGGGAGTCAAAGTTTTTAATTTAAGTAATTTATTTCTGAAAGAATTTTGGTATAAACTCAAAAAGCATGTTCTTCCGGGATTTGAAGATCGTGATTTTTATTCTGGAATCTCAAAAAAACTGTTCCTGTCTCGTGCAAAAGATTTCTATAAATCTAAGGGGACTGATGAGTCAATTAAAATACTTTTTAAAGTTCTTTATGGAGAAGCAAATGCTCAGATTATCAAACCGCAAGAATATTTAATTAAGCCCTCAAATGCAGAATGGTTGGTAACTAATAATATTGTTGCAGAAATTATAAGTGGAGATCCTACAAAGATTAAAGGATCTACTGTATTTCAAGATTCTCCCAAAGCTTTTGGATACATTTATGATACTCAATTTATTAATACTGATGATGGAACATACTATAGATTAAAATTAAGTTTAGATTCAACTCTTGGCGATTTTACAATTTGCCCCAGTACAACAATTCTGAAAAATATTCCAGTAAATGGAACTACAATTACTGTAGATTCTACCATAGGATTTGAAAATTCTGGAGAACTTTATATTAATGCCGGAATTGTAACTTATACATTTAAAAATAGTACTCAATTCTTAAATTGTGTTGGAGTAACAACTTCATTTTCAATTTATACTAAAGTATATCAAAATAATTTTGCATATACCTATGAAAATAATGATAGCACTAAACCAGTTTATTTGCGAATTAATGCTCAATTGAATAAGAACGAAGAACTCATTGAAGCTGGAAAATATTTAAAGGTTGGAGATGAAATACCAATTAGAAGTTTTGGTGAAGAGGTATTAGTTGGAAGTAATAATTTAAGATTTGATTATTGGTTGTATAATTTAAATTATGAAGTTGAAGTTCAAAATAAAAATTTTGGTGTAACTAATACAGGTACTCCATCTACAATTAATACTAAACAGCCTCATGGATTTAAAATAAATGACGATATTACATTAATTGACACTCAAAGTGGAGAACAAATTAATGGTAGTGTGAACGATATTATTTCTGCAAATAGTTTTGTATTTGTTTTTTCTGGAAATTTATCTCAAACCACTAATTATATTGCAAGAAAAAATATTAAACTTGCATCAAGTACCTATGGGCATTCCAATATTTCAAATTATGTCGCAGATATTCAAAATACTTACATTGACCGGAAGGGTGAGTATCTATATGTTGCAACTTCTGGATTACCATCATACCCAATTACAGCAGGAGTTCCTGTAATTTCAAATACAAAATATTTTTCAATTGGAGCAGGATCTACAGATACTGTAACTATTTCAAATCATAATTTGTATTCTGGAGACAAGGTTGTTTTTGATTCAAATTCAAATCCAGTAACTGGAATTTCTTCCGGAATTTATTATGTTAAAAAACTTACAGACAATACTATACAATTTGCATATAGTCCTTCTAGAATTTATTTAAATGATGTACTTATATTTTCAGGGGGAAATGGGACATCAAATTATAAAATTGTAAAGGAAGAAGTTAATAATAAAGTTTTGGGAGATCAAAGAATTCTTAAAAAATTTCCAATTACTCCCAAACCAAAAACTAAAGACTTTACTATAAAAACCGGTCCAGTTGGAATGTTTTTAAATGGAGTTGAAATTCTTTCAAGTCAATTTACTGATTCTGTATATTATGGCCAACTTGAATCTGTAGATGTTCTTGCCGGTGGTAAAAAATATGACGTATTAAATCCCCCAAATCTGATAATTTATGATTCTGTTGGATCTGGAGCAACAGGAAATGTATGCTTAACTGGATCTATTACTGATATTATTTTAACAAATCCTGGATATGATTATAAAACAACTCCTATTATAACAATTACTGGGGGTAATGGGAGTGGTGCAACTGCTGAAGCAAAATTAAGATCTTCTTTGAACACAATTAAAATCTCAACTTTAACTGGAGTAAATACTGCAACCAATATAATTGGATTCAGTACTTATCATAAGTTTCAAAGTGGAGAAGAAGTTATATATGAAACTTTAGGAAATACTGCAATTGGAATTGGTACAGATGGATCTGAAAATTTAACTGAATATTTGATTGATAAATCTTCGTATTTTGTAATTAAAAATAATGATCTTGAAATTTCTTTGTCAAATAGAAAATCTGATGCATTTGTCGGAATTAATACTATCAACTTAGTTTATACTGGAACTGGAAGTCATCAATTGACATCCAGAGTTCCTAGAAGAATTATTGATAAAATTTTTGTAACTAATCCTGGAGAAGGATATTCAAATGCAAGAATTGATATTCCATCTCAAATTTATCCACCATTAGACTATAAGTTAGTAAAAACTGCACTTGTAGGTATTAATACATTAGATAATTATATTTTTGCTAAAAATCATGGATTTTCCTCTGGAGATCTTATTAATTATGAAACTACAGGAACTTCTATTACCGGGTTAAATACTTCTCAAAATTATCACATTATTAAAATTGATAATGATAAATTTAAATTAGCTGTTGCAGGAATTGGAACTACTGCAACAGATGTTAATTATAGAAATAACATTTATGTTAAATTCTATGATGTTGGAATTGGTACTCATACTTTTAAATATCCTCCAATTTCACTTTCAATTACTGGAGCATCAAATATTCCAGATATTTCGGGAATATCCAGTTCTCTATATTCAAATATAACTCAAGCTCAAGCAACTGCAATTCCTATTGTTAAGGGTTCTGTAAGAAATATTTTTATCACAACTCCAGGATCTTCCTATGGAACTTCTGAAATTTTAAATTTTCATAGAAAACCATTAGCTACAATTTCTAGTGGTTCTGGAGCAGTATTGAGAGCTATTGTTTCTAACGGTAGTATTGATCAGGTATATATTCTAAATGCCGGATATAATTATACCTCTACTCCAAAAATTTATGTAACTGGAACTGGAAAATATGCAGAATTGTTACCCATAGTATCTAATGGTAGAATTGTATCAGTTACGATTATTAATTCTGGAGTTGAATATGATAGTACAATTGAATTGGACGTTGTTTCTGAAGGTGTTGGGTGTGTCTTATCTCCAAATGTTCAACTTTGGAATGTTAGCACTTATAAAAAGAATGAGGCAATTTTAACAAATCCAAATAATGATGATGATGGTCTTATAATTGAAGCTTTTAATAAAAATTTAGATAGTTCTCAACTAGTTTCTCCAGTTGTCCCAAGAGCTTTACGATATGTACTTGAAGATAATATAGATCAGTTTTATGATGAAGTCGGAATCAATACCGTTCACAGTCCTATTGTTGGTTGGGCATATGATGGAAATCCAATTTATGGTCCATATGGAGGTAAAAATCCCAAAACAGTTGGTAATGTTAAAGGATTACTTTCTAGTTATACTTTAGTATCAAAACCAAATAGACCAAATTATCCATTAGGATTTTTTATTGAAGATTATGAATATACTGCAAGTGGTGATCTTGATGAGTTCAATGGTAGATATTGTGTAACTCCAGAGTTTCCAAATGGAACTTATGCATATTTTGCAACACTTAATCTCCATATGTATTACTTCCATTTAAAAATGAAGCTGAATCTTTCAATTATGATTTCTCAAAGACTCAATCAACACTAGATATACTTCAAGATAGTTTATTGAGAAATGTAACTCCATATAAGTTAAATCAAATTGAAACCAAATATTATGGGTTTATTGAAATTGGAAAAAATAAAGAAAAATCTAAACTTGAAGCAATTTATACCTCAGGTATTACTTCAGTAAGAGTATCTATTCCCGGAACAAATTATCAAGTTGGCGATAAATTAATTTTCAATAATAATGAAAGTGGAGGAAGAGGAGCAGACGCTCAAGTATATTCAATTTTAGGAAGAGATATTCAAGGAATTGGTTATACTACAAATATAATAGATGGTATTGAATTTACTTATGAAAATAATTTGGTTACTGGAATTACGTCAATTCCTCATAATCTTTCCAATAATGATCTTGTAACAATTTCTGGAATTAGTACATATTCGTTTAAATCTTTTGAGGGAACTTATAATATTGGAGTTTCTTCAATTAAAACTACTCTGGCTGCCAATATTGGATTAGTAGGTGTAACTGGACTTACCACTTATATTAGTCTTTACGAACATCCTTTAACCGGAAAAATTGGAGTTAATGATGTTATTGGAATTGGAACAGAAAAATTACTAGTATTGGATTTTAATACTTATCTGGGAACTTATAGAGTATCAAGAGCTTATGATTCAACTTTAGGTTTGGCTCATACTGCTGGAGATGTTGTATATGTAGATCAGAGAAAATTTACATATAACATTTCGGGATTGAGCACAGATAAACCAATCTTAGCAAACAAAACAACTTATTTCAATCCAGTAGAATCTGTTGGATTAGGAAATACAATAACAAGAGTTTTAATTGGATATGGAGTATCTGAAATTACTTTAGGAATTCAAACTGGACAAGGATCTTATACCAGACTCAATTTTAATGCAAATCCATTTAAAACTGGAGACTATGTTCAAGTAAACGCGACATCATTAAATATTGCTCAGGCTTCTGTAGTATCTGCTTCTTCTACTTCAGCCGTCATTGATTATAATAGCACTGGTGCAGTTGGAGTTGGATCTACTGGAATTGTTATTTTAAGAAAATTAAATTCCATCAATGATGGTTGTATTTTTATTCCTGGGCATAACTATCAAACTGGCCAAATTTTAAAATATTCTTATGGAAGTGGAACTGGATTGGTATGTTCTAATAATTCAACTCTAACTCCAACATTCACTCTGGCAGATAATCAGTTAGTATATGCGGTAAAAATTGATAATGATAACATTGGAATTGTAACAACTGCTATCGGTATTGGAAGTACTTCTAAAAAATTATACTTCACATCTTCTGCTACTGGAAATTCTCATAGTTTCACTGCAACTACAAATAATGTAACTGGATCTTTGAATAGAATTCGTGGATATATTGATACGCTTACTGATCATAATTTAAATGTAGAAGATACTTTTGATTTAACTTTAATTCCAAATAATACTGAAACAGTAATATGTAAATATGATAATGTCAATTCAAAATTATTAATAAATCCGGTAAGTTTTGGTTCAACTCAAATTGGAATTGGTTCCACTCTTTCATATATTCAAATTCCATCACATAATTTTAATACCGGTGATAAAGTTTTATATACTTCTTCAACTCCTGCTGGAGGACTAATAAACAATAATGAATATTACATTGTTAAAATAGACAATAATAGTGTTAAATTATCAGATTCATATTACAATTCAAACAAATTGGATTATGTTTATGTTCCAATCACTTCTGCAGTTGGTACTAATCATATATTATCTCCGATTAATCCAAAATTAGAATTCTATAAAGGAAATATAGCGTCATTTTTAGTTTCAGATTCTTCATTACAAAATTTAAAGTTAAATTTCTATTCAGATTATTACTTTAGGAATCAAGCATTTGATAATAATATTACTAGAATTAATTCTTCTGGAGCACCTAACGCTGCAGTAAACATATTATTAAATGAAAATATTCCCCAAACGTTCTATTACAGATTAGATCCTGTAGGAATTAATACAATTTCTAATAATGCAAATTCAATTACAATTGATAAAGATACTATAAATTACGGAAAAATTATACTAAAGAACAGTTTATATAATGATTCATATTCTGTGGTAGGATTAACTTCAACTCGGATTCATTTTAATTTAAATAAAATCCCAGAAAATAATTATAGCGTATCTGGAGTAAGTACAGTCAAATATGTAACTACTTCAAATACTGCATATGGGCCAATTAATAGAATTAAAGTTAATTTTGGTGGAGTTGGATATAAGTCTATTCCTGGGATTAGCACAATAATAAGTGAAATTGGAAATGGAGCAATCTTAAAGCCATTTTCTGCAGATATTGGAAAAATTAAAGAGTATAGTATTAATTCTCCAGGATTTAATTTGCCAACAGATAAAACACTTTCCCCCAAAGCAGATATTCCAATCACTTTAAAAATTGTAAATAATTTTAAATTTAAATCTATTAGTATAGTTAGCGGTGGTAAAAATTACATAACTCCCCCCGCTCCTTTTGTAATTGGGAATTCTTCTGCAAAGCTACAAGCATATTTAATAGGATCTAGTGTAAATAATGTTATTATTTTAAACAATTCTTCTGGATTTACTGAAATTGGTCCTAGAATTATTCCAGTTAATAATACAAATGGGATTAGAGTCATTGCAGCAACATCCAACTCTGGTACAAATACACTTTCATTAAAAGCTCCTACAAATGGATTTACAGTATTCCCATTTAATGTTGGTGACAAAATTTATGTTGAGGGAATAGTTATTACCGATTCTTATTCTGGGTATAATTCAGAAAACTATGATTATGCATTGTTTACAATAACCAGTAGAGTTACTACTCAAGGTAGTGAAACTATATCATATTCTATTGCTGGAATTGGAAATTCTGGAGGAACTTATGATGCAGTTAATAGTGTTGGTAGAGTGATTAAATCTTCAGATTTGGCAATATTTCAGCCAGTTATGGAACAAAGTGATTTTTTTGATAATGAGCCAGTTTTCATTGGAATTCAAGCTTCAAAAGTTTCCCCAGGTGGTTGGGATAAAACTAGAAGAATTCTTAAAGTCTCTAGTAAAGTTTTTTATCCATTAGTTGGAGATATAATTTCAGGTTCACTTTCAGAAACTAAAGGAACTATTGAAGAGGTGGTAGATACTAACTTCAATTATAATATTGGTCCTAGTGTAAAAATTAATAATAATTTTGGTTGGTTAACAGATTCCGGTCTTTTGAACACATCAACTCAAAAAATTCAAGATAGTGAATATTATCAAAATTTCTCATATTCAATTAAGAGTACTATTCCCAGAAGTACTTGGGAAGAGCCTGTAAATAGTTTAGTTCACTCCGTTGGATTTAAAAACTTTAGCGATCTTATTGTAAATACTCGCCCCACTTTAGGTATTGGAAGAAGTAATAATTTAAAGGTATCTATAGGTTCATCCACATTATCAACACTTATTAATATTAATAGTGTTGCATCATTCTATACTAGATTTGTATTTGATTATGCAAGTGAAGAAACTACCAATCAAGGGGTTTCAAAATATATCAATCTTCAAAATATTAAACTCACCAATTATTCAATCTGTAATACAAATAAAGCTCTAGTTATTGATAATATTAGTAATCAATTTACAGGAATTGGAAGTTATGGTA